ACGCTGTTCGCCGATCCGGTCTGGATCGTGGAAGGGCTCGGCAAAGCCGCCTCTCACGCCCCACTCGTGGAAGTGTTCATGCAGTGGAAGTCGGAGATTTCAAAACTTCAGACATTCCTGACTCGCGTCGCGCACAACGCGCTGATCGAGGGCACCGGCGTGCTGGAAGTCTGCGACCGCGTGATCCTGCGGAAAGGTCTTCGACAGATTCGTGCCCTCCTTCAGCGCGATGATGCGACGGGCGGGGTGATGCTGGATCAAGTCGGAAACGAGATCCCGGTACGGGAGCAAGACGGCAAGTTCGTGGAGGCCGAAGAAGGTGAGCCGTACCTCAAGATGGTCGTGTCCGATGTCGTTCGTGCAACCGCCGGTCCGTCGTTTCGAGTCCTGTCCCTCAAAGACTTCTATATCCTCCCCGGTCACGCATCGGAGCGAGAAGATATATGGGGCTATGCAAAACGGGTGTTCCGGCGGTTGCCCGATCTTCAGTGTCGTGAGCGTGAGGGGTTCTACAAGAACGTAGACGCCCTTGGCACGGCCACCGAGCGCGAGCAAGACCCGCGGATGGCGCGGGAAGGTGTCTCGCCGGCCCCCGGCAACGATGAAACCGCCGAACTGGAGATTTGGGAAGTCACGTTCCTCGCCGACCTTGACAACGACGGCTTCGAGGAATGGTACGTTGCGACCCTGAGCCGCACAAAGCGGACCCTCCTGCGCGTGCAGTATCAAGATTATGGAACGCCTCACTATCTGCTGTTCACGCCACTGCCACGTCCTAACTCGATTTGGGGCTATTCGTACGCGTACGACGTGCTCGGCTCGCTCTACGACGAACACGCTGCCCTGCGAAATATGTTCATCGATCGTTCGGTACTGGCAACGTCGGCACCGTTCCTGGTCACGGAAGGTTCCGCCTGGAATCCGGCCCTCCGACCATTTGGCCCGCGTCAGCAGATCCCGGTGCGTGACATCAACGAGATCAAGCAGCTCGAAGTCCGCGATGTCCCGAACTCGGTGATCGAGGCGATGCGGATGGTGCTGTCAGCCGCCGAGCGCCTGTCCGGCCAGAACGACACCACCACCGGCCTGCTCGCGCAGCAGGACCGTACGCTCGGCGAAGTCAAGCTGTCCACCGAGCAGTCCTTTGTCCGCATCGACGAAGTGCTGAAGAACTTTCAGGAGGGCATGGAGGATCTGTTCGATCTCATGCTGCTGATCTGGCGAAACAAGCTGGAGTCAGAGCCCGAGGCGTTGCCCGGCGAGATTCTTCAGGTCATGTCAGAAAGAGCGATCAGTATTCCTGACGACACGATCACCGCGGATCTGCTCCAGGGGGTCTTCCGCGGCAAGCCGCACAACTCCGTGGAGAACGCCGACTTCTCGAAGATGCGGATGGACTTCGCCGGGATGCTGACGGCGCTGACGCAGCTCGCGCAGACGGTGCCCGCGGTGGGCATGCACTTGAATCAGCCGCAAGTGGTCCGCTCCATCATTTCGCAACTGGCCCGCATCTACCGCTGGCCCGATCGCGCGAATCTCGTGGGTCTGTTCACGGGCGAAATGACGCTCCCACCGATGCCGGGACTGCCGCCGGGAATGCCCGGTCTGCCACCTGGAATGCCACCTGGAATGCCGCCCGGCGCCGCACCGATGGCCGGTACGCACGCCGCGTCTTTGAAATCACCATAAATGTTACATCATCCTCGCGCTCTCGTGTCCCGTTCCGACGCGCCGCGTAGTGAAGACATCGTGCAAGAGCGCGAGGCGCTTCAGGAACTTGTGCAGACCAACGGCTGGCGGCTGTTCGTGCTGCGTGCCCTACGCGAGCACGAAGGCGTGGGCTACGTCGCGCGCATGGGCACGGCGTTGACCGGCAACGACCCGCTCGCGCCGAAGGTCGTGCACCAAACGTCGCTCGAACTCAAGCGGCTGCTGCAATGGCCCGAACAACGCTTGGCTGAACTCAACGGAGAACGGTAAATGTATTTGACTGTCATGGGGCCACGCGCGTTCGTGAAGCCTGAAATGCTGCCCGGCATGAACTCGGAGGGCACGATCCACATCATTCGAGATCGGGACCAGTCCACCATGATCGGCACCGTCGTGGCCCTCGGCGACGGTCCCCGCTCGCGTTCCGGCACGTCGCTCGATCACGTTGTCGCGGTGGGCGATCGCGTGGTGTTTTCACCGGATAAAGGTGAAGAGCTGATCTTTGAGAAGGAAGTTTTGATCGCCCTTCTGGAAGACGATATTTTGGCGATCATCGACTAACAAGGAGTACGCATTGTCCAGCCCGAATGACATTCTCGATCCCGCACACGATCCAGACGACGGCGTTCAAAACATGGGCGCTGCCGGCATCCCCGGCAAAGACGTGGTTGTTGACACGAAAGAAACCGGGCCACGGCTGTCGGCTGACGGCAACCTGATCGAACACGAAGGCAAGAAGTACGTGACCGAGGCGGCGCTCCACGAGGCGCGGAACAAGAATCGGGAGCTGTCTGATACGCTCTCTCGCCTTGATCCGGTCATGCCGGAGTTCGAGGAGTTCCTGAAGACCCGTGATAATCGACGCACGGCGGCTGCGGCCCGTGGCGGCGCAGGCGAGGCCGACGACAGCGCCTACCTTGAAGAAGTGGCGGCGGCGTTGGGCTTCTACAACGAGAAGAACGAACCGGATCTGCACAAGGCTCAGGCGCACCTGAACATCACGCGCCGGGAGTCCACTCGGGCCGCGGAACGTGCCGTCAAGCCCCTTGCGGAGCACTCAACCCGCGATCGCGCGAACGTGAACCGGGAACGGGCGCGTGGGGCTCGCTTCGTGGACGGGCAGCCGATTGCTGACGAACAGTACCTCGAAGCGGCGCTGAAGGCACTGCCGGACGAGTACTTGGCCGATCCCAACATCGCCAACATTACGCAGGTGATCGCGGCGGGCCTCGAATATCTCGACCTTCGCAAGAACGGCGAGTTTCGACGCGGCGGCTCTGCGCGATCCACAAACGCCGGTACCGGGCGCCGGGAACCGATGCACGTGGAGCGCGGTCGCGGACGTGTGGACGACGGCGAGAACGCGCTGTCCGATCTGGATATCGCCGCCGCGCGTGCCCGCGGCAAGACGCCCGAACAGTGGGCGAAGCTGGCGGCGCGCGTCAACCCCACCCGCAGCACCGGCCGCGGCGACACTGTAGCGTTCGAGGACGCATAAACCATGCCACGAAAGAAAATCAGCAAGCCGGACAGCCTCGCCGAGGCGGAACTGCAAAAGAAGCCCGGACGCAAGTACACACCGAAGTTCGCGGCCGCTGCCGAAGCAGTCGAACTCGACGCCGATCCGCCGAAGAAAGGGTTCAAGCCCTTCCCGAAGAAAGGGCGGATCTCGCTCCAGAAGTTCAGCACGGACGGCGATCTTGTGGACGTGTGGGAACGCCGGATCCTGAACCCGAATCATCAGGAGTCCGTCGCCATCCGCATCAAAACACCGGGGATGCGCCTACGTTGGATCAACCTGGCGAGCCGGGGCCGCTTTCAGCGGGCACGCTACGAGCAGGGCTGGGTACCCGTCCACCAGAGCGAACTCATGGACGAGCGCGAGATCTACGGCGTGACGTTCACGCACGAGGGCTACGTCTGCCGCGGAGAAAAGCAAGGCGAAATGCTGATGAAGCTGCCGCAGGCGGTCTACGCGCAGATTCAGAAGCGCCGAGCCGAACTCAATACGCAGTCGTACAAGAAGCTGCGGGACACCATGACGCAAGCCGGGGCGACGGCCTTCAAGGATAAGTACGGCGGCAACGCCGGTGACGTGGCGGCTGACGCGGCCAGCAAGTTCGTCGGCGATGTCAAATTTGGAACTGAAAGGGCGTCTTCGGACGAGCTGTTCTAAATGGCAACACTCACAGTCGCCTCTACCGACTACGCCCGGCCGTACCGCGACGTGCGGCTGGCGTACTTTCCCGAAGCGGCCTCGCAGACGTTCATCAAGGGCGATCTGCTCATCCTGCAAACGACGACGGACAAAGGCAATCAGGTCAAGATTGCGTCGGCCGATCCCACGACGGATCGGGCCATCGTGGGCTTTGCGGCCGGCGCGGCGTCAGGAACCGCCGACACGCTCATTCCGGTGTGGCTCGCCACGCCCGAGGCCGAGTTCCTGATCCGGTGTCAGGATGGCGGGGTGCTCGACAACGACGACGTGTCGGTGCAGTACGGCATCGTGAAGGACTCCACGAACCTGATCTGGCGGCTTGACCGCTCGGAAACGACGGCCAAGGTCTTTACCGTGCTGCGGCTGATCGACACGCACGCCGACGTGAATGGCCGCTACGTGGTCAAGTTCATCGCAAGCGAAATCTTACACGGCTAGCCAATATCCTCAGTTTTAGGGAACGGGTGTCCGGCCCGTTCCTCCCGCTTTTTGTACTCTAGACCCTACGCGGCTCCGGCTGTGACAGGAGCATTCGACCCTTCGGTCCCGCAGGCGGTGACGCGCAGACCCGCTCGGTGATCGTGAACCGCCCACCTGCTGCAATGGTTCAGTGATCGATCCCCCGCTCACGCGGGAGGACCGGAGGGTTTCATGGCTACTACATTCTCAGTGAGTTCGGGCAGCTACATCCGCCCGTACCGTAACGTTCGCATTCAGCACTTTCCCGTCGCGGTGTCTCAGACGATTCGCCGCGGCGATGCCGTCAAGGTCGCGGGCGCGGGCCTCGAAAACCGCATCAAGATCGGCGTCGTCAGCGAGACAACCGGCTACGTCGGCATCGCAGCCGAGGCCATCACGACAACCGCAACCCATGATGCCGTCGTCGATCGTATTCCGGTGTGGCTCGCCACACCCGACGCGGAGTTCATCGGCCACACCGTCTCTGACGACGTGGTGGACTTCACGGACATCGGCGTTCGTGTCGCGCTCGACATCGATTCCACGAACAACATCTGGGTCGTTGAAACCGACGATGTGACCGCCGAAGTCGTGTATGTGCTGGGGTACCTCAATCCCACGACCAGAGATAAGCAGGCGACTGAGGGCGACACGAGCGCCTTGTGCGTCTTCAAGTTTATACCGGGCGCGTCGATCTACATCCCGACTGTGTTGGCGTAATCGTAAACCGTTAGGCAACTGGTCTTGTTTACGGTTGCGAGGAGTCAGTCATGTCTCAAGTTCGCGGAACATTTACAGAACTCTACGACTCAGTTGAGAAAACGATCCGCACGATCGTCTTCGACTCGCTCTCGGAACTGAAGCCCATCTACAAGGACTACACGAACATGAAGTCCTCGGGCAAAAAGTTCGAGCGCATTACCTCGGTCACGCCGTTCGGCGACGTGCCGGAAAAGGCCGAAGGCGAAGTGTATGCCCTCGACCTGATCCGTCCAGGCTGGACGAAAGACTTCACGCATGTGGAGTTCGGATTGGGGTTCGAGACGACCGAAACGGCCCTCGAAGACGACGAGTACGACGTGCTCGTGCGGTCAGCCGAAATGCTCGCCTTCTCTGCGCGCTACGTGCAGGAGAAGCGGGCGGCGGATACCTTCTTCAACAATGCCTTCGGCACGGAAACGACGCCTGACGGCGTGTCGCTCTACAACTCGGCGCACGTCCTGAAGGGTGGCGGCACTTCGCGCAACATGCTGTCCACCGATGCGGATCTCTCGATCGATTCGTTGTCGGACGCCATGACGGATCTCCAGACCCAGACGAAGGTGGAGTCGGGACAGCTCGTGTCCCCGATCACCAGCTTCCATCTGGTGGTCCC